CATTAGATAAGACCGGAGAAGCAAACATAAACCACCGCTTGCTAGCATAGTCATAGATACGTTGAGCAAAAGCATAGTCACCATCACAATAAGCCAGAGCCGCCCGAGCAAAAGCCTCTTGTGGGCTAGACTCATCAGGCAACATGTAGTAGTCCGTGAGTAACTTTAGGGCCTGTGCCGAGAAGTTTTCATCACGGGCGTAATCAATAGCAACTTTATTACAATACATTGCTTCCATCAGCGCAGTTCCTTTTCTAATGCTTCGACATACCACTTACACTTTTGTGCGTTCACGAGTGGGCTATCTTTTTTGTGCAACCGCAATAAATATTTTAGTGCAGTGCAACGTAAATGTCCAGTAAATTCTTCTTTTGAGCAAAAAGCTCGCATCACCTCGATTGCCTCGAGGGTTTCTGTTTTATAGTGGTCTGGGTTTATGGGGTCGCTAGACTGACCGGCACGGATAATTTTATCTTCAGGAATATCGAGTGTCATACCCGTATCTGGGTCAAAAAATATTGTGTCACTCATTGTAGTTCTCCAAACTCCACTTTAATTACGTTGTCTTCCATATTCTTAATTCGTTTCTTGTGGTCGTCCTTCAACTCTTCTTCCGGGACGATCTTACCGATCTCCTCCAGCGTAACCCTTTCCAGTCCCATGTCGTAGACGTCATCGAAGTGTTCGTGTATTGCCCCGAGTAGTCCTTGAAGAATGACGTAAGTTGGATCAAATATTTCCCCATCTTCACCCTCAGCTTTAGTAGCTCGAGTTGCATATGCGCGGACAGAAAACCCATCCTCGTCCTCATCTTCATCGTCTATTGGCTCCAGTACAATGTAGTATCGTCCTTTGAGAAGGCCGGCCTGCTCCAAAGCTATGATCTTCTCAGGGTCTAAAGTTAAGTCTGTCATGTCTACTTCTCCAACCACGTGAGTGGTATCTGTCCATCTGCCCATAGAATACCCTGCTTATCACACCAAGACCCATAGGTTGTTTTACTCGATCTATTCAGTTTGTTGGATGCTCTCAAGAAAAGCATACGTATGTCAAGAGATTCGTTCTGTTTAATTACGAGTAACATCTTCTGACGATCCGCAGGACTAAAGAATCCTTTGGCTTCGATGTAAATCTCCTGTTCCGGAAGATAAAAGTCTGGCGTGTAGACTCGAGGCTTTGGTTGGTACTGAATCTTCTGTGATTCGTACTCAAACTTAACTCCCTGCTCTGCAAGGTACTTCGCTACACTCAACTCGTAATCAGAGCGGAACTTATGCCGGATTGGTTTACTCATACGTTCATAAGTCCCTGTATCGATTGAGAAATTCTATCGTGCAATTTAGGAGTTGTACTCCGGATTTGCTCGAGTGCTCGGGTGTAGTCATCGCCGGGGAATAGCACCACCCTACCCTGCCTGACAGCATTCGATATATCTACCAACTCATCAGTAACTTTCCTACCATCCCGCTCCCATGTCTCGTGAGATAGGGCAGTCCCATTATGGGACCACATCGTCAAGGGCAGGCACCTCTCAAAGTTACGAGCCCACCGTGTCCAAGCATCGCCACCCTTACTACCAGCCGACTCTATGTAGACTGCGTGAGCTCCCTCATTCAGGTAGAGAAGCTGACGGTCCACTTTCTGTGTCATCAGAAGGGGCATCTTTATCCTCCACAATAATTCTCCGGAGGGTGGCTAACCCGTCGGCTTTAACGCTAAGACCGTAGTCTTGGCAGTCTAACTGACTAAATATTTTACCCCTCTTGTAGGTCATGTCTCCTACTTGGTAGATCGTGGCGTACTGCACGTCCTCAAGCATAGGTCGTAACTCATCAATGACCATCGTGTTGTGCTTTGCGACATCCTTCATGATACGATCTTTGAGTTTGAGAATCCTACCCTGTAGCTCAACTACCTTCTTAATATCTGCTGTCTTCATAATTCCTTTACCTTCAGTGTGTGGTACCAGACGACAGGTTTGTTCCGTGCCCGTGAAGTCACTCTCTCGTGCTGTACCGCCTTAGGCCAACAATGTTTTCTGTAGCCACAGAATGTACAACTCCTGTTGAGTAGTTTGTTGCCGGTAGCCACCCTCTTACCTTCGAGGGTATACGTCTCTTCCTCCGGTTCTATTGGTGGCTTCGTGTAGGTGAAGCCCGATTGCAGGCTCTCGACAGTATTGTTGGCGAGGGCGATGTATAACTTGCGGTCGTCCTCCTGATCATCAGGTGCCTGTACGAACTGAATCTCACCACTCGATTTGTCCACAACAATCCACCCACCGAAGTCTTTACCCTTGGCCTCAGCGTAGAGGTGTCCTTGCATGAGATATCCGAAGGGGTCGTCTTCTTTGAGGTTGTCGTATCCTTTACTAAATTTTTGTGCGTAAGAGTAGGGACTGGCCGACTTTACATCCCAGACCTTTTCTCCGTCCACAGGATCGTCGATAATCAAATCTAAGGTACCCTGTACCTGCTCGCCTCCAAGTTCGAGCTCACACCTTCCCTGTGCCTCTGTGATGTTTACACCGGCTCCTTTGAGGATAGCCATTACGGCGCACTCCACGAGATCCCCGATGAGGAATCTCAAGATTGCATTGTAAGTCATCTCCTCGTCTTTACCGTCACGCCCGTGTACTTGCTGACACATCGGTCTGCCCAAGCCTGACATCCTTATACGCCACTTAGGGTCACGGTTAAATTGTTTCTCGAGTGCCTCTCGGCAATCCCTCGCGAACTCCTCAACGACAGAAGGGGAAAGCGATGCTTCCCCCCTCGTAGCCGCTAAAAGGAAGTTCTTTACCTGAACTTCCGCCAGCATCAATTAAAGTCCGCCGCTAGGTCCACTTCTTCCTCAGAGGATTTGGCTTTCACCGCTTCCTTATTCTGCTCGAGAATAGTAGCGTTAGACGCTTTCACTGTTTCGAGGAACATTGCCATCAACTCCATTGCGGCATCGTCCATCTTGGCCTGACCTTTTTGCGTAAACACAGGTGTGAAGTACGTGACACTTCCCATCTTGTGACGCTTGGTCGTGAGATCGAATACAACCTCATTCATCATCGTGCTCTTACCGAGCCGCTCAATTGCTTCACGCGCAGGGCGGAAACCCGAACGCTTGAAGTATGTTACTACAGGGTAGTTCTCAATCTTGACATCCCTGCCATCTGCTGTCTTGCCCTCCATGTTGATGACTGCGTAGAACACTTGATTACACGTCGCCAAACGAGAAGCGAGAGTCTTAGGGTGATCCTCACCCAGTTGCTCTTCTTCTGACTTAGTTAGGCGGCCGCACTTGTTACCTCCTTGTGTGTCAGGGAACTGGTAGTCCAAGCTCGGTGCTTGAATTGAGCGACAAGAAAACTTGCCCTCTTCCTGATCCCACACAGACCATTCGTAGGTCCGTACCATCGGGCGGAACTCGACAGCGTCTGAATACACAAACTCACCATCGTAGTACACCTTCCATGCGCCCTTCTTGAGGGAATGACCGTCATCCGTGTCGGTCTCGTAGTTAATGTTCAAACGTGACAGCCCTGCCTTGGGAGTATCGTCACTACCTTGCCCAGTTAGCCGTAACATTTCGTCACGGTTACCTGACTTTACTGCTTCCAACATATTGTCGAAAGGATTTTCCATTACGCTCAATTCGCCCATTACGCTCTCCTTAGTTTGCGTAGACAACTTCGGTGTCTAACCAGTTAGACCCCATCTTTACCTCGACAGATACCGGCATGTCATATTCAATACCATATCTGCGTTGGCACTCTTCGGGTAGAGACATCATTGCTTCTACCACCAGATTAGTACAAGTATCCTCCTCTCCGGGGAATATGTCAAGCACAATACTGTCGTGTACCGTGTTACAAATAACACTTTTTACTTTCTTAGATTTCATAGACTTAGACAAATAAACTAAGGCTATTGGCAGAAGATCACCTGTTGCAAATCCCTGTACAGGGTAGTTACAGATAGCTGTTCTGTTGGTCGCTGTACCCCAGTCTGTCCATGTTGTTCCGGGGAACGCGTATTGCCTGCCTGATGGTAAGGTGATGAATCCCTTCTCGACGGCATCCCGCTGAAGTTTCTCATGCCAGTCTGTTACCCCAGCATACTTGTCTTTGAACGTACGGTAGTATCTCTGCTGATCAGGAGTACCCGTTGTTCCCCCGTATAGCGGCTTAAAAGTATGAGCCTTAGCGTCTTGCCGCGAGCATCCGATAATTTCAGCAGTGACAATGTGTACATCTGTCTTGTTCTCCACGTCGTAGTATATGTGGGGGTCATTGGCGAGGAAGCCTGCTACCCTGAACTCAAGCTGTCCGTAATCAGCCTCGAGTATTTTCCCTCCTTCAAAACGAGAGACCATCGCCCGCCGGATAGCGAATGTAGAACCACGGGGCATATTCTGGAAGTTGGGGTTACGAGAACTGAGCCGTCCTGTAGCTGTGACACATTGCATGAAATCGGGGTGTACGATGTTATCCCTATCTTTGTTGTTTTTGAGTCCTTCAACAAAAGTAGAGAGGTAAGTGCGTAGTGCATTGTATCGGGAGTAACTC